AATATTAATTTAACAGCTACAGCAGATGTAAATATACCATCAGGAGTAGGACTTACTTTTGCAACAGCAGAAAAAATAGAATCAGATGGAACAGATTTATCTATTACAGTTGGATCAAACGGAGATATAAATATACCTGCAAACATTGGTTTAACTTTTGGTGATGATGGAGAAAAAATTGAAGGTGATGGCACTGATTTAACTATTTCTGCTTCTGCACTTGCAACTATTGACGCTGGCACAGATATTACTTTAGATGCAGATGGTGGAGATATTTTCTTTAAAGATGGTGGTACAACTTTTGGTAGTGCTACAAACACAAGTGGAAATTTAATAATTAAATCAGGTACAACAACAGCTTTAACTTTTAGTGGTGCCAATGCTACTTTTGCAGGAACTCTTGCAACGGCAGCAGGTGGTCTTAATATAGCTGGGTTAGATATTGATGGCGCTACTGATATTGGTGCAGACATTGTAGACGCAGATTTATTTATAGTAGATGATGGAGCAGGTGGAACTAATAGAAAAGTTGCAGCTTCTAGAATTAAAACATACATTGGTGGTGGAACACAATGGCAAGCAGTTAAAACATCAAACTTTACAGCTTCAGCTGGACAAGGTGTATTTTGTAATACAACAAGTGCAGCGTTTACTTTAACTCTACCTGCTTCACCCTCAATTGGTGATGAAGTTACATTTGTAGATTATGCAGGAACTTTTGATACTAATAATTTAACTATTGGTAGAAATAGTGAAAAAATACACGGAGCTACAGAAGATTTAACAGTAGCCACAGAAAGAGCAGCAAATACCTTAGTTTATACAGATGGAACACAAGGTTGGTTGCTGAAGAGTAAATAATGGCTGATTATAAAGATATTCATGGAGGCACTGTCCAGAATTTTGCAGGAGATCCTCCTGCACCAATTAATGGTCAAATATGGTATGATAGTACAAATTCTACATTTCAATATCAAGCAATAAGTACTGCAGGCTCTTGGGCAAGTGGTGGAGCTTTAAATGCTGCAAGAGCAGAACACGGGACGACAGGGACACAAACAGCGTCTCTAGTTGTTGCTGGAAGTCCAGGAACTAAAGTTAATGTAGAACAATACGATGGTTCAAGTTGGACTGAAATAGCAGATATAAGCACAGGAAGATATGATATTAGATGTGCAGGTACAACTACAGCAGCTATAGCTTATGGTGGAAGAACCGCAGCACCAGCTGATACAGGTAATACAGAATCATGGGATGGTAGCTCATGGACAGAAGTTAGTAATTTAAATACTGCAAGAAATGCTTTTGTAGGAGATGGTGCTAATGATTCAGCAATGGCTGTTGGTGGAGAAACAGGTGGATCACCAACTCCAAATTCAGAATCATGGGACGGTTCAAGTTGGACTGAAGGTTCCAATTTAAATAGAAGCACTGGAAGAAAAATTGCATCTGGTGCGGGGGCTTCTAATACTGCATTTTTATTTTATGGAGGACATGTACCATCTACTGTTGCTTTATGTGAATCTTGGAATGGAAGTAGTTGGACTGAAGTGGGAGATTTAAATTCTGCAAGAAGAGGAATGGCAGGACTAGGCACTTATACAGCAGCTTTATGCGCTGGAGGATCAGGCGCTACTGCAGAAACAGAACAATGGAATGGTACATCATGGACTGAAGTAAATGATTTAAGTTTAGCAAGGAATAATCTTGGAGGATGTGGTACAACTACAGCAGGTTTGGTAACTGGTGGAGGATCGCCAGGTACAGGATGTGAAGAGTGGAGCTCACCTTCATCTACAACTAAACAAATAACAGAAGAATAAGGAGGAAACTATGGCAAAAACATATCAATACTGTGTAGCAGAAAACTGGGGCAAAGGTTTCATCGATCATGATGAATCTCTTAGAATTACGTTTAAAGGTTACCCTGGTAATGTTTGGCAAGTACCAGCTTATAATAAACATGGCAATCTTTGGATTGCTAAAGTAGCTGGGGCTGTTAAAACAAAAGACGAAGCTCAAACTATTGTCACTGCAATAGTAGATGATGCTAAAAGCGCTTGGGATGCTGATAATGTTGATGGCGAAACATCTGCAGAAAAAATTGAAAGATTAGGTGCAAAGCCGACTGACATTACATTGGAGGAATAAAAATTAAATGGCTGATTATAAAACCATTCACGGAACTACAGTTAAAAATTATACTAATGATCCTGATAATCCAATTGAAGGACAAGTATGGTATGATGAAACTGCTGCAACATTACAATACCAAATACCAAATGTAACTTCATCTGGATCTTGGAGGACTGGAAATGCTATGAATACTGCTAGAAGACAAGGAGCAGGAGCAGGTATTTACACTTCAGCATTAGCTTTTGGAGGAGAAACACCAGGAGCTTTTGGAGTAGCAAATAATGAAAGTTATGATGGCACTTCTTGGACTGAAGTAGCAGATTTAAACACTGCTAGAAATACTTTAGCTGGAAGTGGTGCGAGCAATACTTCAGCCTTAGCTTTTACTGGTGCTGATGGAGCTCCTGCTACAGGCAACTTAACAGCAATTAATGAATCATGGAATGGTTCAACATGGACAGAAACAACAGATTTAAACACTGCTAGAGTATACGCAGCAGGTTTTGGAACAAATACAGCTGCACTTTGTGCAGCAGGTGGATTAGCAACAGCGGTTACAAATGTAACAGAAACTTGGAATGGTACCTCATGGACTGAAGTAGGAGATACCAATACTTCAAAATGGGTTGCTAGAGGTGCGGGTACAAATACAGATGGATTAATTTCTGGAGGAACTAATTTTGGTGGCGATACTCCTGTAAATGAAACAGAAACTTGGAATGGCACTTCATGGACTGAAGTTGCAAATTTAAATACAAGTCGTCATCATCACGCAGCGTCTGGAACAAGTTCTACTGCTAGTTTAGCTTCAGGTGGAACTACACCACCCGAAGCCGCAACAGCTAATACTGAACTATGGAATGGTTCAAGTTGGGCTGAGCAAGATAATTTATCCACCGCTAGAACAGAATTAAGTGGTGCTGGAACATCTACATTAGGTTTAGCTTTTGGTGGAACACCCCCAGTAACAGGTGCAACAGAAGAATGGATAGGTGCAGGTTCACCTGTTGGAGCTTGGTCAACTGGTGGAAATTTAAATGCTGTTAAATCAGGTATTGCAGGAGCAGGAACTCAAACAGCCGGTATAGCTTTTGGAGGAGTAGTTCATCCAAACACTTATGTTGGACAAACAGAATTTTATAATGGAAGTAGTTGGACAGAACAAGGTGACTTAAACACTGGGAGATATGAAGCAGCATCTGCTAAAGCTGGAACACAAACAGCTTCTCTATGTGTTGGAGGAGGTACAAGTGGTCCTGATAATTATTATGCTGTTTGTGAATCTTTTGATGGAACATCTTGGACAGAAGTTGGTGACTTAAACACTGGAACACCAGGAAGATATGGTATGGGAGGATCTGGAACAACTACATCTGCTTTAGTTTTTGGTGGTTATTTTACTCCACCTGCTCAAAGAACAGATGCTACAGAATCTTGGAATGGATCTGCTTGGACAGAAGTTGCAAATTTAAACAATGGAAGAACAGGTCCAGGTGGTGTAGGAGCATCTAATACAGATGCTTTAGCTTTTGGAGGATATGATTCAACACAAAGAACTTATACAGAATCTTGGAATGGAACTGCTTGGACGGAATTAAATGATTTAAACACTGCTAGAGAAACAGCTGGTAGTTTAGGAACATCAACAGCAGCTTTATACGTTGGAGGTTATACAGGTAGTTTCGTTGGAGTTACAGAAGATTGGAATGGAGCTTCATGGGCTGAAGTTGCAGATTTATCTACTGCAAGAGCATATAGCTTAGCTGGAGGTGGAACAACAACAGCTGGTTTTGTAGCTGGAGGTCAAACAGCATCTGGTGGTGCAAATAAAACTGCAGCAACAGAAGAATGGAGCGGAAGTTCAGTTGCAACTAAAACAGTGGACACAGATTAATTATGGCAGAGTATAAACAACTACACGGAACTAACATTGAGACTGTATCATCAGATCCATCAAATCCAATTAATGGACAAGTATGGTATAATTCAACTTCTCAAACAATAAAAGGATTTACATCTACTCCTGCAGGAACTTGGGCTACAAGTAATGCTTTGAATGTAGCAAGAAGTTCTTTGTCTGCTCAAAATATTGGAATTCAAACAGCTGCTTTAGCTGTTGGTGGATATGGAGAACCACCACCTAATAATGCTTATGCTGGAGTTGAAAGTTATAATGGTTCTTCATGGACTGAAGGTGCAGATTTAAATAATGGAAGAAGTAGTTCAGCAGGTTGCGGAACTCAAACTGCAGCGATAACAGCAGGAGGAGATCCATTTCCTGGTGTTGGCACTAAAACAGAAACATGGAATGGTTCATCGTGGACAGAAGTTAATGCTTTAAATACCTCTAATAAAAATCAAGGTATGGCTGGGGGAACACCAGCAGCAACACAATTTGGAGGTGGTCCACCTGTAAGAGATAACACAGAATCGTGGAATGGTACTAGTTGGACAGAAGTAGCTGATCAAAACACTGGAAGACAAACAATAGCAGGTTTTGGAACTGCAACAGCTTGCTTAGCCGTAGGCGGAACTACAAATCCTAGTGATGATACTTTTACCGCAGATGTAGAATCATGGAATGGTACAGCATGGACCGAAGGTGCAAATTTAAATACTGCAAGAACAAAAATATCAGCTCAAGGTGCAGTATATACAGCAGGTTTTGCTGCTGGTGGAGAAACAAAACCAAACACAGGTAATGCACTAACAGAATCTTGGAATGGCACAGCTTGGGCAGAAGATGGTGATTTAAATGTAGCACGATCAAATTTTGGTGGCGGTGGTACAATAACTGATGGTTTAGTATGTGGTGGTGGAAAACACCCAGGACTTGCAGATGAAACAGAAGAATGGACTTCACCAACAACTAGTACAGTTACTTTTGAATCATCTTAATACTTGACAAGTATTTTTGAAAAGATTATATTATATAAAAAATGGAGAAAGACATGAAAAAAGACGTTAAAGATATTATAAAAAAAGAAGAAATACATTTAAATAATTTATTAGAGCAAGAAGATTTATCTGCTTTTAAAGGTATGGTAGACGAGCTTCGCGATACTTGGACCAAGAAACAAATGTTTCGAACAGAAACAGAAGCAAGGTTTTCTGTATTACAAGATAATAGATACCCAACTAGGGCTGCAAAATATTGGCAATGTGTTAGAGAACAATCTACTTATTTAGATAATTTAATGGCTTTGTCATTTGATTATAGAAGAAATGATGCAAAAATTAAATGGTTAGAAAAAAAGATAGATAAGGAAGAAGATGAATATAAAGCAACAAAATATCAAATAGATTTAGATGAGTGTAAATTTGCAAAAGCTTCTATGGAGAAAGTTGCTAAACATAGAATGAGAGAAATTAAAATGTGGTCTAAGTTAAAAGGAGAATTTAATGATGGATCATTTAATGACAAAGATGTTAATCAGCATCAACTAGAATCTTATCATAAAATGTATCTTGGTAAAGCAAAAAACATGAATAACAATACACCAGAAGCAGAAGCATTTAATATCATGGGTCAACTACGGTCTTTAGAAAGAATTAAACAATCTGGTGAATTAGAAAATAAAACAGAGAAAAAAGAAGAACTTCCAACATATGGAAAGCCAAGCTCATAAGTTTAATTTTGTATTTTTAGGACAATCTATTTTAAAATATCAAGTACCATTAGATATTTTTACAACGATCAATCAAATATATGAAAAAGATTTTCATAATCTTTATAAAGCTAATCAACAACTAGTTGGTAAAATAGAAAATGAATATTCATTATTTTATAATGGTGAAGATCAAACAAAAATGAAAAACCATAATAAGTTACCACGAAATGTAACAAATTATTTTATGCAAATGTTCAAACATTATTTAACATTTAATAAAATTAGAGAGTATGATTTACATTTAAATTCTGTGTGGATTAATGAAATGAAACAACATGAATACAACCCTGCTCATGTTCATAGGGGAATGTTGTTTACAGGTTTATCTAGTGTTATGATTTTAAAATTACCATCTACTTATGGTAAAGAATATTCAGCAGCAGACACACCACAAAATGGTAGACTTCAAATATTAGGGGCAACTAATGGTCAGTTTGCTAAAATAGATTATCTACCACCTATGAATCTTAGAGATTTTTATGTATTTCCTTATGATATGCGTCATTGTGTTTATCCTTTTAATGGAACTAATGAAACTAGAAGAACACTTGCTGCAAATTGTGATGTGCAATTTGATCCAATAAAAAATAGAGGTGCTGCATGATAACAGAACCAAAATGGAAATCTTTTATAGTTGAAACACTTCAACCTATGTTTACACCTAAACAATGTCAGATGATTATTAATGCAGGAAGAAAAGAACCAAAACAAAATGCGTCTGTTGGTAGTAAAGATGGTATTAAAGGTGGTGTTATAGATACTAAAACAAGAACATCACATATTAGTTGGATACCATTTAAAAAAATGCCAGAGATGTACAGGAACATAGAAAAAGTTATGAAAACAACAAATGGTAATCATTTTGGTTTTGATGGAATGCAAATAACAGAAATGGCACAATACACAGAATATCCAGAAGGTGGTTTTTATGATTGGCATGTAGATAATGATGTTAATTGTGCACATGAACCACCGGTTAGAAAAATATCTATGACTTGTTTATTATCTCCTGAATCAGAATTTGAAGGTGGAGATTTAGAATTAATGTCAGAAGGTAGAACAACTAAAATTAAACAAGGACATGCTATATTTTTTGCATCTTTTATAAGGCATAGAGTAACACCAATAATACGTGGCAATAGAAAATCATTAGTAATGTGGTTTGGAGGTCCACCATTTAAATGATAAGAGAATTATATTTTCCAACACCTGTTTATATATTAGATATTAATGATAAATCTATTAATGAGCAATTAGAAAAAAATATATTAAATTGGTATTATAAAGATAAAGGAATTAGCAGAACTAATATTAATGGTTGGCACTCTAAAACTACTATGCATGAAATGCCAGAATATCAAAGATTAACAAACGCTTTATATGAAGCACAAAGAAAAATTTATATTGAAGAAGATTTAGATAGTGAACCTGTACTAGGTAATATGTGGGCAAATGTAAATCCTAAGGGTGGTATGAATAGAGCACATATACACCCTAATTCTTTATGGTCTGGTGTATATTATGTTAAAGCAAATAAAGATTCGGGACATTTAAAAATAGATGACCCAAGATCATCAGCTGCAATGTCTAGACCTAGATTAAAAGAAAAACAACATCCAGTAAGATTATGGCGAGAGTCGTCTTTTGAACCTAAAGCTGGTAGATTAATTATGTTTCCTGCTTGGTTGGTTCATTGTGTTGATCCTAATATGTCAGATGAATTAAGAATATCTATATCGTTTAACTTTTTGCAAAAATGTATGATAGTATGATTAAAGCTATTTATAAAAATTTTTTATCTAATAAACAATTTTTATTGTTAAAAAAATATATGAGTAGTTGTCTTATTGATTGGCATTTTTTTGAATCTACCTTACCAGAAAATTTTCCAAATAAAGATAATAATTATTTATTAGCACACGCTATTAAAAAAAATGAATATTATAGTAACCCTAATTGGATAAATTTTCATAAAAAATTAGAAGAAAGTATTGAAGCAAAATTAAAAATAACTAGAGTTAAATGTAATTTATATTTAGCGCAACATACAATAGTACAACATGCTTTTCATAAAGATTTAATAGGAGAAATACCTGATAATTGTATTACAGCAGTATTTAATCTTACAACTTGTAATGGTTATACCATAGTTGGAGATGAAAAGATTATGTCAAAAGAAAATGAACTAATAGTTTTTCCAGCGGATACTATGCATTGTGGTGCTGTTCAAACTAATACACAAACAAGAATAGTAATTAATATTAATGGAGAAAAAAATTATGTTTAAAATAAATAAATATCAAGTAATTAAAAAAGCAGTATCTTATGAATTAGCTAATTTTATCTTTAACTATTTTTTACTTAAACGTGATGCAGTTAAATTTTTATATGAAAAAAATATAATCTATGACACAGGTTTACTTGGAACATGGGGAGATACACAAGTTCCAAATACCTATTCCATTTATGCCGATCCTGCAATGGAAACTTTAATGATGAAAGTATTACCTAAAATGCAACAAGAAACAGGGTTACAATTAATACCTACTTATTCATACGCTAGGTTATATAAAAACGGAGATATATTAAAGCGTCATAAAGATAGACCAAGTTGTGAGATATCAACTACCCTTAATTTAGGAGGTGATCCTTGGCCTATATTTATAGATGGTACAGGGGCTAACACAGTCATAGACGAATATAAACAAATACATAAACCAGGAGCTCCAGCAGGCACTAAAGTCTTACTTGATGTAGGAGATATGTTAGTATATAGTGGATGCGATCTAGAGCATTGGCGAGAGCCATTTGAAGGGAACATATGTGGTCAAGTATTTTTACATTATAATCATGTAAATGGCCCATTTGCTGAAAAAAACAAATTTGATGGAAGACCAATGTTAGGTATTCCCAAATTAAAATATTAATAATATAATGGTTTTTTATGTTACAAAAAATAAACATTCAACCTGGAATCAATAAACAAGTCACAGCAACGGGCGGCGAGGGTCAATGGGTTGATGGCGATTATATTCGTTTTAGATATGGTTCTCCAGAAAAAATAGGTGGTTGGGCACAGTTAGGAGATATAACTTTAACAGGTAGAACAACTGCTATGCACCAATTTGTTAATTCAGATGGTATTAAATACTCAGCATTAGGTACAAACAGAATTTTATATGTGTATTCAGGGGGCGCATTTTATGATATAACTCCTGTTAAGGCTACAACAACATTAACAAATGCATTTACAACGACACAAAGTGACGCCACAGTTACGATTACGTTTGCATCTGCTCATAATATTAATCAGTACGATATTATTAAGCTGGATAATTTTACCGCTATTACCAATTCTAATTTTAGTTCTAGTGATTTTGACGATAAAGTTTTTATGGTTGCAACCGTTCCTACTTCAACAACGATTACAGTTGAAATGGGATCTAATGAATCAGGATCAGGAGCATCTACATCAGGTGGAATAAGAGTTCAACACTACTATCCAATTGGACCTGCAGTTGAAGAATCAGCTGCTGGTTGGGGATTAGGTGTATGGGGAGGTACTACAGCAGGTGCCGTTACTTCTACGCTAGATGGTGCTTTAACTTCAAGTTCAACAAGTATTGTGCTTGATGACTCTACAGGATTTCCTGCATCAGGAACTATTATAGTAGATGATGAAAGAATTGCTTATACATCAAACACTACTGGTACTGGAACTTTATCAGGTTTAACTAGAGGATCAGACAACACAACAGCAGCATCACACAGTGATGCAGCAACAGTAACGAATGCATCAGATTATACTAAATGGGGTGCATCACAAACAGGTGACATTATAACAGCTCCTGGTATATGGTCACTAGATAATTTTGGTAACAAACTTATTGCAACTATTTCAGATGGTGCAACTTTTGAATGGAATTCTAATGCAACAGGTGCAACTTCAACTAGAGCAACAATTGTAAGTGGTTGTCCTACTGCATCACAATTTACTTTAGTTTCTACACCAGACCGTCACTTAGTTTGTTTTGGAACAGAGACTACGATTGGTACAACATCAACTCAAGATGATATGTATGTTAGATGGTCAGACCAAGAATCTTTAACTGATTGGACTCCTACTTCAACTAATACTGCTGGAACACAAAGACTTGCAGATGGTACAAGAATTGTTGGAGCAATTAGAGGTAGAGATGCAATTTATATTTGGACAGATACAGCTTTATTTATTATGAAATTTGTTGGTCCACCATTTACTTTTTCGTTTCAACAAGTTGGAACTAACTGTGGATTGATTGGACAGAACGCAGCTGTTGAGGTTGATGGATCTGCATACTGGATGTCAGAAAATGGTTTTTTTAGATATACTGGACAATTACAATCACTACCATGTTTAGTAGAAGACTATGTTTATGATGGTTTAGCAGATGTACCTAGACAACACATCTATGCAGGATTAAATAATCTATTTGGTGAAGTTACTTGGTTTTATCCAGGTAGTGGAGCTACAGCTAATTCTAGATCCGTTACATACAATTACATGGATTCAAGCAGCGAGCGGCCTATATGGACTATAAGTTCTCTTGCAAGAAGTACTTGGGCAGACTCATCTATATTTGGTAAACCACATGGCACTGAATATGATTCAAGTTCTACAAGTGATGCAACGGTTGGAA